GCATCTTCCTGGCTCGCCTCGGCCGTGCGAGTGAACAGGCGGGCCACACGCGCACAGGACTGCATGAACTCATCTCGCTCGCGCTTTTGCTCCAGGCGCAGCCGCGCGGTGCCGTCGATCACGGGCATGAAGACTACCTGCCGCTGACGCCGTCGAGTTCGACCGCCATGCGCGCCAGCACGCGCGAGACATTGCCCAGGATGACGCGCGTCTGAGCGAGCTGAGCCTGCAAGGCCGCGATCTCTTCGTCGGGTGTGGCCGGCGGTGGCGGAAGATTGGGAACGGTCTCATTCGGAATGCGAGTGGTGTTGCGGGTCATGTTTGCTCCTAGTGTGGTCGCGATGAAGGCGAAGCGCTCAGAGTGCGTCGATTGCCGCCAGGCTGGCCTCCAGACCAGCAATCTGAGCCGCAGCTGTGGCGGCGATCGCCGCCTTGCGCGTTTCTATGTCGGCGCGACGGGCGGCAGCGAAGGTCTTGAGCGTCGCGAGTTTGGTGGCTGCGTCGGCCTCCACGAACGCGATGATCTCCTCGGGCGTTGCACTGCCAAGCCAGCGTTCGAATACGATGCGTTGGTCGTTGGTCATGCTATGGTAAGCTCCTGCACGGTGAAGTATGAGCCTGCTTTGACTTTTGTGGTGTTAGCTCGCGACGTGACCTGCGCACACTTGATCACGAGTTGCGACTCCGCACCGGCCCCACCCGCGCTATTGATGAATGAGCCGTTGATGGTGACCACATAGTCGGTGGCTGCGTTCATAGTTAGGTTGTGTGTGCCGCTCGCGGCCCAGTAGCAAGCCTGTGGAGGGTTACCACCAGCGCGAACAGCTACGGCGGCAGCTTGGATAAGCGTCGCGTTCGTTGGGGTGATGTCGATCTTGAGGTTGGCTGTGCCGATGCCCTGGCTCACGAATAGGACACAGGTGAATGCGTAGCGCTCGCCGGAATAACCGCTCTTCCAATACGCAGAGCCGGTTACCGCGAACGGATCGGCTAGTGTGGTATTGCTCGTCCAGTTTGTGTCAGTGACGTTCGTCGCGCCCCAGAGGGTTTTGGGGTTGTCCTGCGTCCCAGATGCGGAGATTCCACCAGAGACATACCCTGCCGCACAGCTTGCTGGAGCGGCCGCAAGTGCGGTCGCGGTTGCTGCGTTGCCGGTACAGGAAGCGGCGCTGCCAGTGATATTCCCACTGGTCAGCGCAATTGTGCCTGTTGCACTCGGCCACGTGAGCGTGACCGCCCCCGCAATCGACGGGGCCGCAAACGTGATGACGTCAGCGCCACCACCTGACTCCTTCATCTTCAGCGCGGAGGAATCGAACGTCTTCGCGCCGGTCACGGACTGCGTACCGGCTAGCGTCATGTCGCCCGCGCTGATTAGCTCGAAGCCCGAGACGTCGGCCTTGACCGCGACAACCTTGCCGCCGTTGCCTGCGTAGGCGAGCGCCGCGAGTGAATCCAGCTGTGTGTCCCAGGCCTGGACGTTGCTTCCGATGGCAAGGCCCAGGTTCGTGCGGGCGGTGGCTGCGTCACTGGCTCCGGTGCCCCCGTCGGTGACCGCAACATCAGTGCCGGTCCAGGTGCCGCTTGTGATTGTGCCGACTGTAACGATGCTGGAACTACCGGCGGTCGGCGCATACGCAAGAGCAGGAATGTCGGTCGCAGCCAGAGCACGGAATGTGGGCACTGCGGCGGGGCTGCCTGAAGCCGGTCCAGCAAGGACATACGTTGCGGTCTGTGTGTCGAAACTCAGCGCCTGGCCAGTGAGGGCCAGTAGAACATCCGCGGACGCAGCCAGGGTGATGTCGCCGCTGTTCGTGCCGGTCAGCCCCAGATCGGTCTTGAGGGTGGCGAGCGTGTTTACCTCCGGTACGCCTGAACCAGCAGTCTTGCGGTAGATCAACGAGGCCGTGGCCATGTCGGCCATCTTGGCGAGCGAGACCACCGAGTTGTGGATCGTCCAGGTCGCGCCGGAACCGGTGACCGTGATGTCGCCCTTGTCACCGTCACTCACACCCGCGGAAACGGTCGCGAGTTCCCACCCCGTTTCAGCGGCATTCACGCGCAGCACCTTCAGGGCGTTGCTGGCGTAACTCAGTGCAGCGAGGTCGGTGAGTTGCGTGTCTAGCGGTTGGTAACTGTGCGTGTGTGCCGCTGCCGCGAACGCCGCAGCGTGGTTACCGTCCAGCAGATCGGCATCGAGGCCGCAGGAGGCGCCATCGTTCGTGACGTCAAAGAACCCGAGCGCCCGAATCCGTGCAGCCGTCTCGTCGCCAGTATTCGTGCCCGACAACGTGAGGCCGCTGTCCGCGAGCACTTTGCCCGTGGTGTCGGCGAAGATGGGGACGTTGTGCAGCACGGCACCAGCAGGACCGACCACGTCACCTACGCCAGCACCAGACCATGACAGCACGCCGGAGCCGTTGTTCTGCAGAATGGTCCCGGCCGCGCCCTGGGTGGCCGGCAGGGTATAGGCGATGTTGGCCGCCTGGGCCTGAGCCTGGATCTCGGTGTAGTTGGTGCCGGAGACCGCAGGCTCGTACAGACGCAGCGGTCCTTGCGTGGCCAGACTGGCCGCCGTGACGGCAGAGAACGACGCCGTAACGGCATACAGCTGACTCCAGCGCTGCGCGGCACGACCCAAACTGTAGTGGTTGTCACGGTCCGGATAGAAATCGCCCGTAACGGCAGCGTTGAACGTGAAGCCCACATTGGCGATCGGCAGCGTATTGAAGAACGCCTGGATGGCGTCGAACAGGGACACGGACGAGGCGTCGGCCCGCTGCTGGCCGCGCGCCTGGCGATAGTGCGCAACCGTCGTGTCCTGAACCGCGATCAGGGTTCCGGCGTGCACAGGTGTAGCGCGCCGGGGCAGCGTGCGAATGGAGTCTGCCGGCCTCACGCGACCTGTTGCTGTGCCTGAGCTTGCTGAGCCTGCATCGCCTGCTGCTGCTGAGCCTGCGTGACCAGACCCTGGGCAATCGTTTGCTGCAGAGCCGTGCGCTGCTCTTGCGACCGGTAGAGCTTGGACGTGATGCCCGAGCGCTTCGCCGTGTACTCGGCCAGCTCCTCCAGAGCCACGGTGCCGGCATACACCTCCTCGGGGACAGCTGCGCGCACTTTGGCGTTCCACGCGAAGACGTTGTCGACCTCGGCCGCTTCCTGCGTCTGCTGGAGCGGACCGACGTACTTAAGCTTGACCATGCGATTGTCGATCTTCACCGCCGGGAAGAGGTCAAAGTCCGACAGGATGTGGCCGGCGCGACGCGCCAGCTGGAACAGATACGATCCCTGCAGCCGGGCGTAGTTCGCGCCGGCGCGGCGGATCGCCTCCTGCTTGCGAACCATCACTTCGGTGGCGGAGAACGGAATCGCGCCGGTGGCTGAGGGCAAGAAGTCCATGTCGAGCAGACCAGCCTTGATCCGCTCCTCGAGGCGGGAGATCTGCACTTGGCCGTACTCCGGCGAACTGCCCAGGTCCATGGGGAAGATGCTGCGCTGACCTGGAGCCGCGCCCGTCATGTTCAGGGCGCCAGGCTTGAGCCGGATCGTGAACGGGTTGCGTGGATCGTAGGCACTGACTTCCAGCGGCGGCCTCGTGCGCAGCTGCGCAGCGATCAGCGTCTGCAGCGTCATGTCGTTGCAGCTGCGCAGGTCCGGCAAGACGTCCATCAGCGGACCGCGTGCGTACAGGTTCCCGGTGGATCGCTGCCACTCAGGCATAATCCAGGGGCTGGTGACAGAGACCTCGTACCAGACAACCCGTTTGCCCTTCGGGTCGATGAGCGCGATCACGTAGTCCTCGGTGTCGGGTTGGAAGACCGTCGACTCGATCACCTCCACCGGCGTCTCGCGATCCTTGCGCATGAGCTGCGACCACTCGGAGGGAATGTCAGCCTCGCGCAGCTTGTAGCGGCGGATGATGTGACCGACAGCGCATGGATAGGCACGGTGTACGGTCTCGATGTTGCCCGAGGGGCCCTTGATCGGGATCACCTGGGTCAGCGGCACCGCGGTGAACTCGAGCGGGCTCTCATAGGTGCCGCGGTTCAGCACCATCGGGCCGGTACCCACGAACAAGTCGTAGGCCATCTCAAGCGATTCCTGGGCGTGGTTGGACGCGTGTAGGTGCTCGAAGAAGATCTCCGTCCAGGGCTCCAACTGGCGGTTCCACCGGTCGCGAGCCTCGCGCGGGATGCGGCCACCGGCTTCGAAGCGCAGCCACTCGCGCTCGGCCGGCATGATGGCTTCCAGCACATTGGAGGCGCCGCCGCGCAGAGCCAGAGCACCGATGGAGTTGTAACAGTCCAGCGCCGCCGAACCGCCGACCTTGGCCGTGAAAGCATCGCGATCCGAAAGGGTCAGCGCGTAGGCGTCGCACCAGTCGTTCCAGCGGCGGTTCATCTCGTCCTTGCCGCGGGCCACCTGTCGGAAGATTTCCTGGAGGTCCAGACTGCGCTTTCCAGCGCGGGGCCTCAGACGCGGCGGGAGAGAGTCGCTCGGCGTGTGGCTGAGCAGCTGGCGCTTGCGCACCAACTCTTGGATCTGGGAGCGACGCTTGTCCGTGATCGGGATGACGTCTGCCATGTCTCTAGCTCGGGATTCCCAGCACGGTGGCAAGGCCGGTCTCTGTCCCACCGAGCAAGCCTGAGCGCTTGCGTGACTGGGTGAGCAGCGACTTGGCGCGGATGTTCTTCAGAATGTCCACGCCAATCTTGCCGCGAGAGGCGATGCGAGCGGCGCGGGCTTCCTCAGTCTCTTGGGGTTTGGGCGGTTTGCTCAACGTAACCCTCATGGATCAAGTGCCGGTAGTAAGCGCGCGGACTGATGTGCCACCACCGTCCAGTACCCGTCAGCAACTTCGCGTGAGAGAGGCAGGAAAGAACCCCGCGCCATCGCATACGGCAGTTGGCCAAACGAGACACCCGCACCACGTGAGCGCCTTCGCCAACGAGGTGCCGCGGAAGATCGAACCAGGGAGGAAGTAAGAGTAAGGCCGGGTCTATCCCGGTCGTCCAGACGTGCTCAATTTGCCACAGCCGGACCTCACCTAGCAAGCCGAGGCGGCGCACACAATACACGTGACGAAACCCAGGATGCGTGATCAGCCGCCAGAATCCCGGCTTGTTCCCCGCGGGCTGGTCGATGAACACTACGTACCAGTCGAGCCAGCGGGTGGGCTCAGCGTGACCGAGCAGCCCCAGGCGAGGCCTTGCCGTCGGGCGCCAGGACATCACCGGTCAAACGGGCCCTTCTGCATCTGGGCCGACTGCGGAGCGGCGGCGGAGGAGGGGCGGATCAGCTCCTCGTACATACGAAAGAATAGGCTGCCGTTGTCCACCATGTCGTCGTGCTTGGCCTTGTCGAAGCGCAGGTGCTCGGCCTTCCACTCACCGATCCACGGCGCACGCCGCGGGATGTGCACGCGGCCCTGGCTCATGGCGGCCTGGTAGGAGCGAGCGCGGATCCGCTTACTGGTAGCGGAGACGTACTGGATCCGCCGGCAAAACACGCTGCGCTCGGTCATGCGACGCAGCAGCCACGGCCCGACCGACTTGAGAATCTGCCCCTGCTCTTCCGCCCACGCCAAGGGCTTGTACTGCGTGACCAGGTCGCAGAAGGCTTCCACCCAGACGTCGGAATCGGCGCGGTCGCGCCACTGGTCGACCAACCACACGTCGCCCTTGTGATCCACGCCCCAGATCTCGTGCACCGTCCAGTCAAGTCCGTCCGAGTTCTCGGTGGCGTAGTCGCTGGTCCCGTAGTGGTAGAGCACGCGCGGCAGCTCGTGCGGCTCGTACTCCACGAACCACTCAGCCTTGAAGTAGTCGCCGGCGTCGGGAAGCGGCGTGCACTGGTACATCGCCGACCACAATCCAGGCCCCACCGTCGCCTTGGTCACCCGAATCCACTCGCGGTCATAGCCGCGCTCAGGCCACAGCGGCTCGCCTACCTGGCGGCCGAGCGGATCGCCGGGCTCAGCCTCACAGGGAAGCCGCAGCGTGCGGGCCCGGTCGCCGTAGAGCGAGAACAGCTCCCGCTCCATGCGCGAGCCGATGTCGTCCTCGTGCCACGGCGTGTAGGTAAGCACGACGGCGCCGCGCATCCCGGAGGCCAGGTCCTGCATCTTGCGGCTGGTCACCACCGCCTGGAACCACTCCCACAGCGACTCCCGGATCGTCTCCGAGAAGGCTTCCTTGGCGTCCTTGATCGGATCGTCGATCCCGAAGATGTGCCCGCCGTAACCAGTGCTGCCGCCGGCCACGCCGCGCGAGATCATCACGCCGCCCAGAGTCAGCCGCCATTCGTCAGCCGCACGAGAGTCTGGCGCGATCTCCACGCCGGGGAAGACGTTGCGGTAACGCTTGGAGCGGATCAGGTTGCGCACGCCGCGACCGAACTTCTTGGCCAGGCGGTCGTTGTAGCTGGCCAGCGCGTACTCCCAGGTGGGATGCCTGCCCAACGTGTAGGCAGGGAACTCGATCGAAGTCTCCAGCGACTTTCCGTGCCGGGGTGGTGCCTTGATGATCAGCAGCTGGAGCACGCCGGCGAGCACGTCCTCCAGGGCATCGGCGATCGCGACGTGGTGCCGCGCGATGTCCAGCTGCGGCAGCACGTAGCGACGGAACCCGACGAGCGACCTGGCGCCGAGACGGCGCGCCTCGAGCTCGGCCGCAGCCTCGGCGCGAGAGATCGAGTCGGGCTGGTAGTCAGCCAAGGACCAGTCACCGCCGAGTCTACCCACGGATGCGAGCCTCCAGGTCTTCGGTGCGCAGATCCTCGACCTGGCGCTGTTTGCCGCCAGCGGCGCGCCGGGCGATCGCGGCGGCCTCGATCATCCGCTCCAGTGCCTGCCACTTCCCGTGCAGCTTCACCTCGCGCATCACCACCGTGGTGGTCGTGCGTTTCTTCGTTGAGACCTTGACGACTCGCTCGCGGTACCCCTGCACCGCCCTCGCGAAGTCGGCCGGCCACTCCTGCGGAGGCAGCAGGTTGCCGCTCGGATCGAAGCCGTCACGCAGGTTAGAACGCGAAATGGACACTGCTTCTAGGAGCAATTGCTCAAAGGAAACGCCTAGTTGGGTCAGATACTGGTCCGAAATCTGTGAAACTTTTTCCCGAATATGGGGTTTCTGACCCAAACGGTAGGCCTCGTGAGCGTTCGTTTCCGCGCTACCGAGGTCGGCAAAACCCGCGTCTAATCGCGCCCTTGTGGCGTTTCCGCGAACGACGCACAGCCACGCAAACAGCTCTTCGCGTTTTGTGAGTCGACCCCGGTTTCCCACCGCAAAACACCCCCGACAGGCCTCAGATCGGTGAGCCCAGTCCCTTGCGCTGCAGGTAAGCGTTGATCCGCTCGGTCATCAGGCCACCAACGAACTCGATCGAGCGTGGAGAAGACACCTGATCAGGCCGCAGCTCGGCGTAGTCGCCCACCAACTCGCCGCCCACCGTGGTGGTGGTAGCAACGAGCAGGTGAGACTGCGCCCGCACCATCCGCACGAGTGAGAAGCGGATCGCCGGCGACCGTGGCCCGGCCAGGGTTGAGGGCCCTGGTAGATCTGCGGCTTCGACGTCTCGATCGGCCACGGCCTCGTTCTGCGCCGGCGCGGGTTCCTTCACAGCTGTTTCTGCCTTGCGTCCCATGTTCACTCCTGGTCCCCTCGCCTGCCTTCCTGTGGCTCGACTTCCTGACTCGGTGGCGTGGTGGTCGCCGTCCACAATCGCTTGCGGATCTGCTCCAGTTCCAGCCCGATCAGCGCCAGAGTAGCACACACGCGCTCAACAGAACTGGGCGACGATTGCGGCGCGCACTTCGCGGCCTCGGCCTCCTCCAGCAAGCGCACGAGCTTGGCGGCATATCCCTTGTGGTCACTGACGGCGGCGCGCGGCTGGTCTAGTTGCCGCTTCGGCACCAGAGCGTCCCATTCTCTCGGGGCGTAACTCACAGGGCGTCCTCCTCCACGCCTGCGTGAATATCACCACGCAAGATGCGCTCCACCATGTCGGCCACTCCGTCGCTCTCAACCTCCCCGCGGCGTGTGGCAGAGATCGCGTAGGCGACCGCAGCGGAGATGTTGCCTGGTGTGACGGTGGCGCGCGGCCCCTGCTGGGCTTCCGTCTTGGCGCGGGCCGCTTCCGTCTGCACCCGCAAACGCATTTTCGCCGAGTGGATCGCCGCGCGCACGTGGCCGTAGGTCGGCCACTTGATGCTGGTCTCTCTGAGATCCTCGAAGGCAAGACGCAGGATCTCGTCAGGGGTACGCCCGAAGTCTTCGAGCCAGGTGCCGAGCTGATCCTTGTTGCCAGTCTCAGTCAGATCGTGGTTCCAGCGCTTGGCCAGTGCCACGATTTCCTTGAACAGAGTCTCACGCATTTCCGAGCATCTCCTGACGTAGTTGGGCTTCGCGCTCCTCGGCCGTTGGGGGCTGTAGCCTGGGATCTTCGGCTTGGAAGGCGCCCGAGCGCAGGCTGTCGTAGCGGCCAGCCAGGACGTCGAGCATGACCGGATGTCCCAAGGGTCTGCACCTGGCAGCCTGGAACAGCGCCACTTGCACGGCCTCCGTGACCTCGCCGCCGCACCCGCTCCAGATCGCCTCCCAGTGCCGCCGGTTGGGCGGCAGACGGAACTTGCCACTCAGGCCCAGAGCGCCGTTTACAGCCTGCTGCAGCTCGTCGAGTTCTTCGTCCGTCGGCCGGCGACGACGAACCAGCAGCGCTGTCTTTTTCTTTTCTTCAGTTCCTCTTTGAAGTTCAGATCCCTGAAGTTCACTCCTAATAGCGACGTGAGAATTCGTCACATGGTCCGTGTGAGATTTCGTCACACGGACGTGTGAGATTTCGTCACACGGTGGCCTTTCACCATGTGACAATTCGTCACATGGACCGTGTGACGGGATCTCACACGGTGGAGCCTGTTCACCATGTGACGTTTTGTCACATGGACCGTGTGAGGTTTCGTCACACGGTGAGGGCTCAGCGGCGGCGCTGTCACGGGCCGTTACACGTACGCGATCAAGGTGCAGCTTGTAGGCCTTCACGGGAAAGCGACCGCGCTTTGCACGGGCCTTTACCTTGGCTGGTGCTTCAGTCTCAGACACAAACCCAGCGTCCTCCAGCCCCTTGAGGAGTCGGCCCACCGTCTCGCGCGAGAGTCCCACGCGCTTGGCCAGAGTCACCTGGCGCGGGTACGAGACGCCAGCCTCGTTGGCGTAGTCGCCCAGCATGATCAGCACCAGTTTCCCCGTCGCCGCCACGCCCTCCACCCGCATCGCCCACCGCAACGCATCAACCGACATCGCCTCACCTCTCCTGCGTCTTCTCCGCCACCGCGTCGTGGATCAGCCGGGCGTAACCCTCGATATCCTCGGCGTGACCGGCAAACCACCCCATGCCGCAGGCCATCCGGGCCAGTTTCACGTAGATCCCAGCAACCGCGTAGCGCAGCTCGGGGGGATAACTCTCCAGCGGCGCCGCCGCGAGGAATCCCGAAAACACGCGGCTGTTGTCCCGGAAAGTGCCGTGCGTACGCTCGCGATCGGCGAGCAAGCCCGAACCGGCGACGGTCGAACCTACGCCGGCCGCTGGGTCGCCCCCTGGGGAATCTCCGCTCCACTCCTCGACGAGAGCGGCGAGCCGACAGGCGAAGCAGTCGTCCTCCTCGAGGTAATTGCGGCTGCCACCGCGGCACGTATGCGGAGCGTCAGCCGCAAGGTTACTCAGTTCGGTGGCGCGCTCTGATTCTGCGCAGCTCATAACCGCCCAACCTGAGCGGAGCGTTGCGACAATCTCCCCGCCTCCGGCATCTCGTTCCACTCGCGACCGTCGAGCACGCGGCCTGCGATCTTCTTACCGACGCGATAGAAACCGCTCGGTGGGCTACCTCCTTCGATGCACTTGAGGTCACGATCGTACGCCTCATCTTCGTGCTGCCACTCCCCCCACTGCTTGAAGAAGAACGGCACGCCGACGGCAACGCAGTGGTCACGCACGGCGCGGAACCAATCGGGATGAGCGGGCCGCGCGTGCGGGCCACTCTCGCCACCGGCGATGATCCAGTGCAGCCCCTCCAGCGACCGAAGACTGTCGGCGCCGTTGAACGCAGCGTATTGTAGGTCCACCGGCCCGAGCGCGGGCTCGTACGAGACAAAGCGCACCGCGGCCGGTGTCGCGAGCAGCAGCGGGATACGTTCGTCAGCCGTCGCCTGGTCCTCGACGCTCACCCCAAGCCAGGCGTGTTCCGGCCATCTGACGCCCATGATGCGCAGAGCCGTGATGCGGTCGAGCGCGAGCCCCGGCCGCTTTGTGAGCACCTGAAACGTATGCCTAAAAGCCTGGTGCATGGTGCGGACAACGTACGCTAGGAAATCGAGCGGGACATTGGGATGGAAGAGATCCGACATCGAACAGACGAACACGCGACGCTGTTTCCGCCAGCGCAGCGGCTCATCCAGGCGTTCGAAGTGG